AGTAGAATTTAAAACACAAAAATACGAACCAGAACCAGATTGGAATGAATATCCACCATGTATTCAAAGTTTATTAACAGATAAATGGTCAGGAGATGGACGTAATAATATTATATTTAATATGGCAGTTCTTGAAAATAAAAGAACTGAAGGAAATATTACACCAAAACAATTAAAAGAAATTTTATTAGAACGTAATCAACAAATTTTTGTAAAACCATTAGAAATAAAAGAAATAGATAGTAGTGTTGCTAAATCAGCATCTAAAAAAAGTTATAATTATTTATGTCCTCCAAAAAATGGATTTATTACTCCAATTTGTAATAAAGAATTATGTCAGAAAAGAAAACTTGGAATAGGTTTTCAGGTACCAGATATTATAGATAATTTTACAGAAATAGAATTTAATAAAGGAGTAAAAGATTCATATCTTATCTTTACATACGAAGGCGTTAAAATGACTTTTAAAACAGATACAGATTTAGTTGATGAAAAATCTTTTAGAACAAAAATGTTAAGTTATGGAATTATGTGGATGTCTTTACCTAAACCTAAAAAAGGACCGAATCCATTTGAAATGTTAGCAAATGAATTATTAAAAAAAGGAAAAGAAAATCCATCTATAAAATACGAAGATGTACTTGTTGATACTGTATATGTATTTAAAAAAGAATTTTATGAAAGAAATATGATATTAGATAATGATTTTGATAAAGTAGAAGATGAATATATTGTTACAGAAACAATAGATGGAAAAGATTATTGTTATTTTAAACGTAGCACATTAGAAAAGTTTATTAAAAAATCTTCAAACAAATTCTTTTCAAATGCACCAGAAGCCTTACAAATATTAGGTTGTGAAAGATTAGAATATTACAATAAACACAAAAACCTTTGGAGAATGTAATTACCTGATTTTAATAAAAACGAAAAAAGAACAAACTTAAAAGTAGAAACTAAACAAGAAACATTAACCGAGTTAGATGACGCATATCATGCACAACAATTTAGAACTCCTAAATAAAATTAGGAATAAAACAATAAAGTATTATGGGCCGCCAGGAACTGGCAAAACTAATACATTGGTTCAAGAAATAGTTACTAATCATTTAAAAGACGGAATTAGTCCAAATCAAATAGCTTTTATTTCATTTACTAATAAAGCAGTTGATACTGCAGTAGATCGAGCATTGTCTACATTCCCACAATATACATTAAAAGATTTTCAAAGATTTAAAACATTACATAAGTATTGTAAAAAATATTTTACTTTAGAAGTATTTGATCCTCAAAGATGTATGATTGATTTTGCATTACAGAATTCAATTATTAAAAGTTCAGATTCAAGATTAGATGATGATTCGTTTATTTATAAAGATTGGTCATTACATATTTATGATAAAGCTAGAAATATGATGCAACCTGTTGAATTAATTTATCGTCAAGAATCTTATAAACGAGAATCGTTAGACATGCTTCTTAGAAAAGTAAATGCTTATAATGAATATAAAAAGAAAGGTGCAACTAAATATATAGACTTTACAGATATGATTGAGAAATCAATCGATGAAATTAATTTTCCAGATTTAGAAGTTTTAATATTAGATGAAGCACAAGATTTTACTCCATTACAATGGTCAGTAATTTTTAAGATGGCTGCTAATGTAAACAAAATATATTTAGCTGGAGATGATGATCAAGCTATTTATCGTTGGAATGGTTCAGATCATAAATATTTTACAACATATTTTCCAGGAACTAAAAAAGTATTAACAGAAACAAGAAGATTTGGAAAAGAAATACATAGATTTTCTCAAGTAGTTAGACGAGGAATATTAGATACAGAACCAAAAGAATTTTTATATAACAAAGATATTAAAGATGAAGTTAAAAGATATGTTTCATTTGGTGATATTGAATTTTATAAATATACAGGCAGTTGGTATATTTTAGGTCGTATAAGAACAACTGTGAATGAACTTAGAATGATGGCAAAGAATAAAGGATTATATTTTATGGATAATAAAGGTAATAAATCTTTTGCTAATACTAAATGGAGAGCTATTAAATCTTGGACAAAATTATCAAACGACAAAAAGCTTAATGCTGAAGAAGTTCAAAATATGTATAAGTATATAAGAAATTTAAGCAATGATTTATATAGAAAAAAAGAGTTTTGGGATCAACAGGATAAACATAAAGAATATTCTTTTGAAGATTTAAAAGCATGGTGTGGTCTTACTTTAAAAGATGAGGCTAAATCAGAAATTTGGTGGAATGTATTAAAACGTAATATTAATTCAACAGAAGTAACCTATATTAAAATTTTATTACAAAATTATGGACAAGAACAGTTAAACAAAGAACCAACAATAATTATTGATACTGTTCATTCTGTAAAAGGAGGAGAGGCGGACAATGTGCTTGTTTATTTTAAAGCAGATTACGCTTCTCAATATCAAAACAAAACCGTGCCAGAAAAAATGGATGAAAAACGAGTTGTTTATGTTGCCGTAACAAGAGCAAAACAATCCTTGCATTTATTAAGTTCTGATTATAAATATAACTATCCAATTGGAGAAGATTATTTAAACTACATGAAGGAGAAAAGAAATGACCAATAAAGCGTTTTTTAAACAAGTCGGAGGTTCTCATTATAAAACAATGAAAATACAACCCTCTAAGTTTATTAATGAAAACAATTTACCGTTTGCAGAAGGTAATGCAATTAAATACATTTGCAGACATAAATTAAAAAATAAAAAAGAAGATTTACTTAAAGCAATACATTATATCGAAATGATAATAGAAAGGGATTACAATGACTAGCCTACAATATTCATTTACATTTAAAAAAAGTATGTGGCTTTCTCCATTAGAGTTTAAAGATTTGTCACAAGCAACAGAAATAGCTATAGACTTAGAGACCAGAGATGATGGTATTAGCGAAGGCTTAGGGGCTGGTTGGGCTTTAGGTAAAGGATATGTTATTGGTTTTGCTGTCGCTGTTGATGGTTGGCAAGGTTATTATCCATTTAAACATTTTGGTGGAGGCAATATGATTGAATCACAAGTTCTTAATTATATAAAAGAAGTTTGTGCATTACCTTGTAGAAAAATATTTCACAATGCTCAATACGATATGGGTTGGTTACGATCTATGGGTGTTAAAATTAATGGAGAGATTGTAGATACTATGGTCGCTGCTGCAATCGTAGATGAAAATAGATATGGATATAATTTAAATGCTTTAGCTAAAGATTATTTAGGTGAGATTAAAGCAGAAGTAGATTTAAGAGAAGCTGCTCAAAATCATGGCATTGATCCAAAATCTGAAATGTGGAAATTACCCGCAGAATATGTGGGTTTTTATGCAGAACAAGATGCAAGACTTACATTAAAATTATGGCAAGTTTTAAAGAATGAAATTTTAAAACAGAATTTAACCACTATTTGGGAAATGGAATCTAAACTTCTTCCTATTTTAATTAAAATGAGAGAAAAAGGAATTAGAGTAGATACGGAAAAAGCACATGATTTAATTAAGAACTTTAAAATACAAGAAAAAGAAATTTTATTTAAAATAAAAAAGATCTCAAATGAAGATTTAGATATATGGGCACCAAGACAAATTGGCAAAGTATTTGATAAATTAAAGATAGCTTATCCAAGAACTGAAAAGTTAAATGATCCTAGCTTTACACAAAATTGGTTAACCAATTGTCCTCATGAAATTGCTAAATTAATTGTTCAAGCAAGGGAGATTAATAGATTTCATGGAACATTTTTAAATAACATTCTTAAATATCAAATTAAAGGACGTATTCATGCCGAGATTAATCAATTGAAATCAGATAATGGCGGAACAGTATCTGGACGTATCTCTATGAATAATCCTAATCTTCAACAAGTTCCTGCTCGTAATAAAGAATTTGGATCAAAGGTTAGAAGTTTATTTTTACCAGATGAAGGCTGTCAGTGGGGATCTTTCGATTATTCACAACAAGAGCCAAGAATGGTTGTACATTATGCTTCTACTATTGGTTATGAAGGAACTCAAGATTTAGTTAAAGCTTATGAAAATGCATCAGCTGATTTTCACCAAACAGTAGCAGATATGATTGGTATTGAAAGATCACAAGCTAAAACTATTGGTCTTGGTTTAATGTATGGAATGGGCAATGCTAAACTTGCAGTCTCTTTAGGATTATCTAAAGAAGAAGCTCAGGATATTATTATTAAATATAATCGTAAAGTTCCTTTTCTAAAACAATTAATTAATAAATGTATGGAAAAAGCATCTAAAGAAGGTGCTATTAGAACTAAAAAAGGACGTAAGTGTAGGTTTGATAAATGGGAACCAAAAGACTGGGTTATGACAACTGCTGAACCATTTGAAACAGCTATTGTTAAATTTGGTGGTGCAGATAATATTAAACGTGCTGGTACTTATAAAGCATTAAATCGTTTAATTCAGGGTTCTGCTGCCGATCAAACTAAACAAGCTATGGTTGATTGCCATGAAGCAGGGCATACTCCTTTATTACAAATCCATGATGAATTATGTTTTAACATTAAAGATAAAGAAAAAGATGTTAAGGTAATTAAAAAAACTATGGAAAGTTGTTTGGAATTTAAAGTTCCTAGTTTAGTAGATGTAGCAATAGGAAATAGTTGGGGAGATGCTAAATAAGAAATTGTATGAACTTAACTGTCTACAAATGGATTGCTGCAAGTATTAGTATTACTTGTTCTATAATACAAGCAAGTGCAATTATTAATTTACAATGGATTGCCTGGATATTTTTAACAATATCAGTTTTAATGTGGACTTATGTTTCTTATCTTGAAAAAGATAAAGCAAGGTTATCTCAACAAATAGTCTTTTTAGTTCTTAGTTTATTTGCTAT